CATCCTGCCAATCTCCCCGGTCTGTTCTGCCTGCAAATTTAACGTCATAAGGGGACCAGTCCTCGATTGCACTGATAAACAACCCGTCTTTCAGTTTCGCTATTAGGACAAATTGTATTTTATGCCGATCCATCCATTCTCCGGCTCGGTGGGCCTTGCTGGCGCTCAGCATAAGACCGCCAAGGCGGTCAATTTGCTGACTTGTGTAATTGCGGCATTTCACTTCCGCCACAGATACAACTTCATTGCCTTTCACAACGGCAAAATCGAGCCCATACGAAATCTTCAATTTCACGAACTCGCATCCCCATCGGCTTGATAGGTAATCAGCTACATCGCGCTCGTTTTTTAGGTCTTCAACGGTCTCATAGATCGGTCTCATTTCACCACCTTTGCGCCCGGCCATATCTGTTTGATCTTCTCGACTGTCGGATTGACGCAGCCAGAAGCATTGTCGATCAGCTCTTGGCTGCTGACCTCGCCTTCTCCGTTCCTGACCTTGTGACCATCGACCTCGTAGACCGCGATCCACTCGCTACCATCGAACATGTGCCACGGCACCAGATCGGGGTGGAGCGTGTGGGCGGGGCAGTTTTTCCCGCCATGTTGGGTTTCAATTTCAATCGTGCATTCGTATCGCTCACACCGCCATGTGCTGTCATCTTTTGGGGTGCTGTGGGCGCATGTCCTGCAATTTACATGCTGGGTCAGATGCGTCTCGTGGCAGAAAGAATGCGCATCGCAGAATTTACACTGATACCATGACGGGTCAGTTGATATAGGTGGAGGCATACGCTCAGACAGCGCCACGCGCTTCCCACGCGAAACCAGCTTCTCAGCCATCCCTTTGTCGTAGCGAACGCGCTCGGTGTAGATGCGGTCGTTGTCTTTGCAAACTGCCACATATAATGCACGGTCGATTCCTGTCCCGTGCATATAGATTTGCATTTGAGCGTAATGTTCAGGTTTTGCTTTTTCGACACCTTTTTCCTCCACCCCTTTGAATGATTTGAATGAGTGCGTCTTGAACTCGCCAATGTGGCGCTTGGCGGGGGCCTCCGGCACACCGCCGTCAATGATGGCGTCGATGCTGCCAGACACATGGCAGCCAAAGTCTACGCCTTCCTGCGATGTCAAAGTGCGGACCTGAATGCCGATCAGCTTCAGATCCTTGATGATGTTCGCCTCTTCCTGATGCCCGCGCCGGAACAGACGCAAGATCCTGCCCGGAAACTTGGGCTGCACCGCCCAACGAAACGACAGCCAAAGCCACCGCTCACAGGGATGGCCAAGCAACGAAGCGCCCATGTGCGGGCGGGGCCTCGTCGGGAAACTCTCATGCGCCCTGTCGATCAGGTCTTCGATGTTGTTTTCGCGGTCGGGGATTTTCATGCTGCCTCCAAAAGTAGACCGGGGCGCTAAGGCCCCGGCCATTGATGTTACCTCTTCGCCCAAGGAGGAGCGGCCTTTGCCGGGGCAGCGGAGGGGGCAGCAGCAGCCTTCGCCATAACAGGCGGCGCACCACCGCTAATCGCCTTGAAGCCCTTGACGTTGTTCTTGTCGCCGTACTGCGGAGACTTCTCAACATCCAGCTTAATCATCAGGCTGTTGCCAATGAGCTGATCGGTGTCCCCAACATGGCTCAGGCCAATGGCGCGGCAAATGTCGCCAAGCTGCTGCCGACCAATCTCCTCTGCCTTTGGAGACTGGTTGCGAATGTTGAGGTTGCCAAACACCACCCGCCCCTGATGGGTCGGGCCGAGGATGTCGTAGCGCAAAGCAATGTACTTACCCGTTCCGTTCTTCGTGTCCTTGATCTCAGCCGCCGACATGTTGGCGCTGTACCAACCGGGCGGCAGGGGTTCAAAGTTTCCAGTGTTGCCCTGCGGGAGAGCGCTCACTTCAAAGGTTTCACCAAGGCTTGCCATTCTACTTCTCCGTTGTGATTGTGTGGTTATTCAGCATTTGCTGCATCTTTGATGGCCTGATTGGCAATTTGGCCAATCCATTCCAGCAGCGTAACTAACTCGATTGGATGCTCCATCACTCCTTTCCAAAACTCTTCTGGCGGCGGAGGATTGCGAAGCATAAATCTTTTGTTTGCCTTCCAGATGATGCTGCTCAAAGCCTCATCGTAAATCTCAATCTTTGTTTTTTTAGACATATCACTTCTCCGTTGTGATCGTGAAAGAGGGTCTTCCGGGGGTCGCTGTGATTGCACGGGCGAATACGCTTTTCACGTTGTCACCCACGCCGTCCCATGCGGCCATGCTCAGTTCTGGTTTCCAGCGGAACAACACGCTCAGGTGGTCCTGCATGTCATGTTCCGCTGCAATGTCTTGTGCGATGTCGCCATCGACCTTGCGGTTGATGCGAGATGCGATCTTGATGACGAAGGGACTGGCCTCGACCTTTTTTGTCCCCTCATCCATCTGCTTCACCTCAAGCAAGCGGCAGATCTCGTCTTCGATCAGGCGGCGCTGGTCAACGGCGTCCTTCTCGACGGATTTGGCTTCAAGCCATTCTTCAGCAAGCTGTTGAAGCGGCTTCATGCGGCACCCGCAATCTTCGCGATGATCTCACCGAGATCCGGGGCCTCCCATGCGCCAAGCTTGCCGGAGCGGTCCTTGGCCAGCCACAGACCATCCGAGTCGCACATGATGGCGCGCTGGGTATTACCGTCAGCGTCCTTTTCGACGCGCAGGGCCAGCACCTCGTCGAAGAAGTAGGGCAGGGCCTGTCCGGTCTTGTTGCCGGGCATAGACGGTGCATACAGGATGCGCCCCATCTCGTCCGTCGCCTTCTCCAGCTTGGCGCTCATGTAGACATGGCGTCCGGGCAGATCGCGGAAGGCGCGGATGATGTCGGCCATCTGTTCCTGCATCGCGCCGTAAGCCTGACGCGGGTCTTTGGCGATCTTCTTCTCATGGTTCAAGACGACCTCAGCAATTTCGCTGATGCTGTCGAGGGCCACGCTCTTGAAGCCAAGACCCTCCGGGGTGGACATCCATTCGAACGCTTCCTTGAGGTCGTCCATGCTGCCGATCTCGATATAGGGCAGATTCGCATCCTGAATGGAAAGCAAGCCGCCCTCAGCCGAAAGTACGATAGGCTCGGGCAGGGTGCGGATCAGGCTGGTCTTGCCAGCGCCCGCCTGCCCATAGACAAGCAGCTTGACGCCGTTGGCAGACAGGCTGCCGGTGCTTTTAACTGATATGGCCAATGTGGCCTCCTTGGTTTTGATCGGTCGGACCATTCCGTTCGATCAACACTTGCAATCTAGGCGAGCCTCTGCCATTTTGCAACAGGGAAATGTTGAAAATCAACATGAGGATGAAAAATGATGACAATCGAAGCCATCAGGCTTGCCTTGCAGGACCGGCGTATTAGCATGGTTTCCTTGGCGACCGGTCTGCATACGAACACGATCAAGGGCATCCGCGACAACGAAGACGCCAACCCGACCTACAAGGTTCTGAAGGCGCTCAGCGATTATTTGGAGGGGAAGTTAAATGGTTGATTTGACAAACATTTTAGGTGGCCCTTGGGTAGCCCCGGCGACTCTCCCCCCCGAAGATCAGCTTCGTGACGCCATCGTGGCCGCTGGCCTCGCCCAGCCCCGCGAGATCCTGCTGGACGGTAAAATCCACAGGTTCGTTTCTGGAACCAAGGGGTCCAGCAGCAGCAGCGATAAAACAGGATGGTACATAGCCTTCGGCGACGGCATCCCAGCCGGGCGATTCGGTTGTTGGAGATCAGGTTTCGAATCAACATGGCGAGCCGACATTGGCCGCAAGCTTTCCCAGCCCGAAGAAATGGCCCACGCCCGCCGCCTGTCAGAAGCGAAGATATTGCGCGATGCTGAGACGGCGCGAAAACAAGAGGTGGCCGCGTCAACCATCGAAAAGATTTGGTCAGAATGCGGCCCGGCCAGCCCAGACCATCCCTATCTCGCCCGCAAGGGCATCAAGACCCACGGCGCTCGCGTCACAGGCGACGGACGGCTCGTTGTCCCCCTGTTCGATCATGATGGCGCTCTATCCAGTCTCCAGTACATCGCCGCAGACGGCGGAAAGCTTTACCATTCCGGCGCTCAGACCGGATCTCGGTTCTGGCAGATCGGAACGATGGACGAGCCCGGCACCCTTTATGTGGCCGAGGGCTTCGCCACCGCTGCAACCATTCACGAAACCTCCGGTCGCCCCTGCGTGATCGCCTACTCGGCGTCGAACCTTGTTCCAGTCACCGGCTTGCTGCGCGAAATGTACGGGGCCACGCAGGACATCGTGATCGTGGCCGACCATGACGCCTCCGGTGTCGGGCAGCGATACGCGGAACAGGCGTCAGCCAAGCACGGAGCCCGAATGGTCATGCCACCTGAGCCGGGCGATGCCAACGATTACAAACAGGCCGGGCACGATCTGGCGGCGCTGCTGGTCCCGCCCAAAGATGACTGGCTCATTCCCGCAGATGACTTCTGCGCCCAGCCTGCGCCCATCTCGTGGCTCGTCAAGAGGTGGCTTCAGGACAAGGCCCTCATCATGGTCCACGGACCCTCTGGGGGCGGCAAGACCTTCGTGGTGCTGGATTGGTGCCTGCGCATGTCTGCTGGCGTTCAGGAGTGGTCAGGGCTCAAGGTGCGGCCCGGCACAGTAGTCTACCTAGCGGGCGAGGGCCATCACGGTCTGCGGGGCCGCGTGGCGGCTTGGAAGGTCCACAACCGGGCCGGGCCGTTGTCCATGTGGCTCAGCCGGGATGGTTGCGATCTTAATACCCCGCAGGGCTACATGAGGGTTGTGGATAACATCAGGGCGCTGCCCAAGCGTCCCAGCATGATCGTGGTCGATACCCTTCACAGGTTCCTGCTGGGCGATGAGAACAGCGCGCAGGATGCCAAAACGATGCTGGACGCCTGCGGGGCGCTCATGGGTGAGTTTGGCTGCTCGGTGCTGCTGGTGCATCACACAGGCGTCAGCGAAGAGGCCCAGCACCGGGCTCGCGGCTCCTCAGCATGGCGCGGGGCGCTCGACATCGAGATCAGCATCGTGCCGGGCAAGGAAGGCTCGCCCATGCAGATCGTCCAGCGTAAGTCGAAGGATGCTGAGCTGGCTGAGCCGGTTTATGCGGAGCTGGTGTCGGTCACGATTCCCGGCTGGATGGACGAGGACGATCAGCCCGTCACAAGCGCGATTGTAAGCCTCACAGACGCCCCTGTAGCGCCCAAGAAGGAATCCAAGGTGGAAGGGCTGCGCAAGCAGTTCGAAAGGGGCTGGTGGGCCTCCGGGGCCGAAGACAAGGGTGGTCTGCCGTACCTTAGCCGGTCGGGGCTGCGGCGGTTCCTGATCGAGGATCTGGGTTGCAGCGAATCGACGGCAGACAAGAAGCTCAAGCCGGGGTATCCCGATCAGCTCATTGGCGCGCTCTTGATGGCTGAAATCATCAGCCCGGTGGAGAATGGGTGGACTATAATTGACGAAACTCACGCATCTGCACTGCTGATATTGCGGGCGGCAAAGTAATTGCCATGCTCAACCGGACCGGACCGGACTTTTACGAACTTAGTCCGTTTCGGTCCGAACGGACCAACGGACCGGACCGGACTTTTGACGGACGGTCCGTTTGTGGGCAAAACGCCGGAAAACGGACCGGACCGGACTCCCCCCCTTTAGGGGGGGTCCGGCGGTCCGTCCGGTGCGGGGCAAAGTTCGGCCACAAAAAAAGGCCGGGGGAATGCAAAACTAGACCCCCGGCCTTCAGTCGAATGATGATAGCTCAGTTCATGTTAGATCGTGGCGCGATCTGATCTACCAACCATTCCAGAGTCACCTTGTTGTCCAAAAGGGCGAGCAGGACAATCGCGCAAGATTGGGGGATGGGGTTGCGACCGGCAAGCCAGAGTTGAGGGGTGCGACGAGTGACGCCCATGAGGACGGCAATGTCGTTTGTGTTGAACTCAAGCTTGGTCATAGCGTCTTTGAGTTTTTCAGGGGTCAATGCGTCATCTCCACCAATGCGGCCCGTGCGGAGGCCAAGGAACGCTCGTGGCGTAGGTCGCCATTGATTGTAAGGGCTCGCCACACGGGCCTGCCACCGGCCTTGCGTGAGGCTTTGGCGGCCCAGCCAATGAGGCGGTCGAAGTAATAGACGGAAAAGGTGCCGTCCGGGTTGAGGGAGGTGTGGATGGGGTGGGGCATGTCGATCTCCAATAGGGGAAATAGGGAGGGGGTATTTCCCCTCCCCTTGCATTAGGCGGCAATGGCCAGCTTGAGGTTGATGGTGACGACCTGAGCGCCGGGCTTGGTCACGGTGAACTTTTTCTTGACGGCGGTCAGGAGCTGGCTGGAAAGATGCTCGCTGACGTACTCGAAAGCCTTTTTGGCGTCGAAGGTCTCGCTGTCCTTGTTCTGGCGGACCATGATGCTGGCCAGAGCGCCATCGTACTCGCCAACGCCAGCCTGCTTGAGCTGGGTCTTGATGGCGTCGAGCTGGGCGGTGAGGCGCTTGATCTCGGTGTCGAGAACGGCGGCGTTGTCAACGAGGGCGGTGAAGTCGGTCATATCAATCTCCATCAGGTTGCGGTCTCTATCTCGACCGTGGATGTACCTTACGCGAATCATTTTCGCCTGTCAACGGGGTGCGAA